TCCGACACCTTCAATTCCTATCTTTGCCAATATTGATGTCAGTGCGGCAAAGATTGCCGAACCAAGCGCTAATAAAAACCACATAGTGATACTCCTTCAAATCTCGATCTGTACAAATCGGTCAGTACATACATGTAGTCAAAATGCCATATTGATGGTCTGCTGCGCGTTATTCTTTCCGGATCTTCCATCGCTCGGCGTCTTGGCATATACCGTCTGATACCTGCCATCACCGTAGTAGGAAACTTTGTAGTGTTTCCCATCCTCGGTGATCTCAAATCCGAGAGCCTTCAGCGCCGACCGTGTCTTCGCAGACATCCCATCATAATTTTTCAGTATACGCTTTAGTTCCTCCGCCTTTGCCACGCTCAGCTTCTGGTAATCGTTGTTCCGGATTATATCCCTGATGACATCAGACCGTCTCGATTTCGGTTGGATGCCCTTCAGTGCTTCTGTCAGCGTAGAAAGAAGCAGGTCTTTAATCTCTCCCGGATAGAACTCGAACTCGTCCCCCATCAGCAATACCGGGACGGAATCCGTTGAATCGAGTTTTGCTTTGAACCCCTGGTTTTCAGCCTGCAACGCCTCATTCTCACGGGTAAGTGCAGCTACCTGGTCCTGCAGTTTTTGCATATCAGCATCAAAGCTGTCTAAAAGGGTATTCGCTTCAGACCTGGCATCGTCAAGAGCTTGTTTCCGAATCCTGCGTTCTTCCTCATCCAGTGTATCAAGCAGTTTTGTTGCCGCCGCCTCTGCTGCCCTCTGTGCCTCTTCAGCGGCAAGCCTCTCTTCACGCTGGCTTATCAGCCGGTCCCGCAGCAACGCATTATTGACACCCTGCCATGTAAACAGCGTGTCCATCAGTTGTGCATTACTGTATTGGATGACAGCCCTAAACACCCTCTCAAGAAGGAAACTGTCATAACCAACGGCGCTCCGGTACAGGTACTTCCTGTGCACGAGAGCCCTGGTCGGATAATAAATGCCTACTGCCCCGTAGTATTCGTTCTTCCCATCGCATTTGTTCCGGATCGTCTGGTTCAGCCAATTGCCCTTTTCAACCATGACATGGGCAACACCCTTCAGACGGCTTGCGAGGAAGGAAACGTTGACAGGGTCTTCATCGTAATATGTCTTTGATACATATACGACCGGGAGGCTATACCGGACGTTCCCATTAATCACATCCGTCAGTAGTTCCACATTGGTTTCGTCAATGACGGTCGCTGATCGTAGAACAGGCAGCTTCTGGTCGTCCTTGATGTAGCCTCGGTCTATCAGCAGCGTTATAAAATGCGGGGTGGAAAACTTTGGATCAGCATCCAGGGCGTCCGCCGTATAACTGCGGTCGAGCCTCACCGCCATTTTCATGGTGTTGAAGTTCATGACGTAATCCGTATCCCAGATTGCGCCATCCTCTTCCTTTTTCTCATAGCGGACGGCAATGATGTTCTGGTTGCGGTATTCCTCTATGTCCAGCCACAGCCCCTCCTGCCCATAACGTATGTTCCTTTGCCCGTTCCACTCGATCCCGGGAATGACATTGTTGGCATGGGGGCTGCCCTGGTTCCACTCTATAACCAGCTTAATGAATGCGTCTTTGGTCAGCGTATCATTGATATCAAGAAGCGTTGAAAATAACAGCATATATCTCTATCCTTTGTTTTTGTATTTTGCCAAGCAAGAAATCCGATGCCCCCGCATCAGATCTTCCGCAGCTTGCTGAGATTCTTCAGGAGCGCCGGGCCGTACTTTTTGCCGACCCCCACCGCGAGGGCAAGTGCGGCGAAAACCTTCCCGCCGTTTTTTACTGCCTGTGCGCCTTCCTCGGTCTTCCCATAATCCTCACTGTTCAGAGTCTGATTCTGAAACCTCTTCCGTTCTTCCATTCTCGAACACCTCCAATAATTTTTCTCCGCTTACCTGTAAGCTGATCGCATCGTATTCCTGTGCATCTTCCAGGCAGATCTCCCGCTCAGTCGCGATATAGTCTGCCGCATGGTAGTAAAACATCTCCGTGTTCTTTTTGTGGATATAACGGAGCGTCTGTAACGCCCCGAAGTCGATCTCCTTCATCTCCTGTTCGGCATCGAGGAACACCTGCTCGGCGGCATCCATCTGTCCGCAGATGGCATAGGATGCTGCGACCATCTGTGTGGCCTGGAGGTACAGTGCATAGTACTTCTGGATTTCAGAAAACTCCTGGTCCCTGCGCCTGTGCGCCCCTGCATGCATAAGTTCCATCCGGAACCGTGAGAAACTGCCTTCGGGGAGGGGTTCAAACCCGCTGACGCGGCTCTTAAAGGTCTGGAGCAGCTGCTTCTGCGCTTTAAGCAGGTTAGACCGTCCAGCTGCCATTTCAGCAACCCTCTCCTCAGGGGACGCATTAATGGAAAACTTAATCTGATCCCGGCCGGCTATCAAAAGCCCGATACGGTCATCCATCTGCCCCTGCTCGATACGTTTCACGGCCTGGTAGGTTTCCTGCAGGGCATCCGCCAGTTCTGCGATCTGCTGCTGCATATACAGGCTGTGGTAGCTGACCGCCATGCTTTCGAACGGGTTTCCGTGGATGATCTCCTCCTGCTTAATGGGCAGGTTGTCCACAAACTTCCTTTTTCCATTCTCCAGGGTCTCGTACAGCGTCGGCCACATGACCCCGGTCTTCGTGTTCTGGTTGAGGAACACCTCCCCGGCATCAAAGGCCTCCCGGTGCTTGATGGGGATCTGGACTACATATTCAAGGGTCCGCTCGACGTGGCTCAAGGCATCCGCCATATTGGCGTACTGCATAAGCTTGGCGAGCATCCCGTTGATATCGAAGCCCTCCGTCCCGGGAGTGACTTTCAGGACTTTACCATACACGGGCTCTACCGAACCGTCTTCCTGCAGGACAAGTTCATCATTCTTTCTGACGATGGGATTCTCTGACATTAACCGATTACCTCCCCGGGGTCATTCTCCTTTACGGCCGACATTGCATCTGACAAGTGTTCAAGCGCCGTTTCATAGGCTCTGATCTGCTGCTGTTCTTTATTGATCTCTGCCTGGAGTTCGGCAATCGCCGCCTTCTTGCGCTCGATCGTTTCCTCGCTCTCGGTGATGTTCTTTTTCAGCGTCCGCTTTACATCATCAGACAGGATACGTACTTCACGCCCGTTTTTTGGGGGCTTGGCTGCAAGCGATGTGACTATCGCCCCAAGGACACCCGCCCCCACCGCAGTATTCAGGGCGAGGAAAGGGTTTGTTGCAGCGAGGCCGGTGGCAATCGCCGCATATTTTGTAGTCGAACGGAGATATTTATAAAGGTCATCCTCGCGGACCATGTTTCCATCCTTCCGGGAAGTCTGGTCAGCCTTGAGTTTCCCTGCGCGGATCCATCTCCGCACCGTCTCCGGGTTGGTATTCAGCATGTCCGCTATATCTTTTACGCTATACGTTTTCATAGGTCTGGCCTCCCTTCCTTATCACTACAGGGATTATACTACACTATTACTACATTTACAAGCATATTTTTTGTAGTATTAAAAAAAGACGCCCGGGTTTCCCCGAGCGCCGCTCCCAAAAGGTGTCTATATCATTACGTCCGTTTCCAGTCCGGACTTGAACTCGACCGTAAAGTGGTCGTCATACACGGTGACCTTCTCGATCAGCCTGCGGACAAGCGCCTCGTCATATTCGGTGACCGGGCCGCCCTGGCCGTCTATGAATTCTTCCAGCTCCCGCACCTTCTGCATGACTCCCTCGTTCGTGGCGTCCTCGAGCAGGAGCTGCCGTTTCTCTTCCTGGAGGTCCTCGATCTGGTCTGCGATGCTGTCGAAGGCCTGTTTTGCATTCGCCTTCTTCAGGAGTTCCTTCTGCAGCTTCTCAAGTTTCGCATCGACCTCCGCAACAAGCCCGCTGTTTGTGCTCGAAAGCGCCCTCCCGACGCTTTCTTTCAGGGCAGGGAGGAAGGATTCCCTTTCGTCAAGCACCTGGTTGACGGCGGTGACGATAACTTTGTGTAAGTCGGCCTCCGTCACCGTCCTTGCCGGGCAGTCTATACCGCTCGTCTTCTTGCGCAATCGGCTCACACACCGCCATACAATCGTTTTGCCACTCGGCAAGTTCCAATGTGTCCTTTGAAATATGTCACCACAATGCCCGCAAAACACGATGCTCGACAGAGCGTACTTTCCGCTATAGACTCGGCGCTTGCCGGTACCCGTCTGCAGGTTTGCCCGGCGGACAATCTCCTCCTGGACCTGCATATAGATCTCACGTGGGATGATTGCCTCATGGTTGTTCTCCACATAGTATTGCGGGACAATGCCTTTGTTCGCCACCCGCTTCTTCGTCAGAAAATCTGTAGTCACCGTCTTCTGCAAAAGGGCATCCCCCATGTATTTCTCATTCTGCAGGATCTTCTTCAGCGTGCTGGATAGCCATACATCTTTGCCCGCCGCTGTCTTGATCCCGTCCGCTGTCAGCCTCTTGCCGATATCGTAATAGCTCCTGCCTTCGAGGTATTCACGGTAAATCCGCTTTACGACTGTCGCCTCTTCCGGGTTTATAACGAGGTTACCGTCCTTGTCCTTGTCATACCCAAGGAACCGGTTGGTGCAGACCTGTACCTTCCCCTGTTGGTAGCGGTACTGAAGCCCTAGCCGGACATTCTGTGAAAGGCTCTGGCTTTCCTGCTGTGCCAGTGAGGCCATGATAGTCAGCAGCACCTCGCCCTTCGCATCCAGTGTATTGATACCCTCTTTTTCAAAGAAGACCGCAATGTTTTTATCTTTCAGTTGCCGGATATACTTTAGGCAATCCAAGGTGTTACGTGCGAAACGGCTGATTGACTTTGTGACTACCATGTCGATCCTGCCGTCCATACAGTCGGCAATCAGGCGGTTGAACTCTTCTCGTTTTTTTGTGTTCGTCCCGGAAATACCGTCATCGGCATATATCCCAGCAAACTCCCATAAAGGGTTCTTCCTGATGTATTCAGTGTAATGCTCTATCTGGGCCTCATAACTGGTGGCCTGCTCATCCGTCTCCGTGGAAACACGGCAGTAAGCCGCCACTCTCAATTTCGGAGTGCTTTCTTCCCTTTCCCTGTTCCCCATCCGCTGGCGGGCAGGGATCATTGTTATTGTTGCCATCTTTATTCCCCGCTTTCGATAAGACTGTATGCGTAAGCAGCCTGTTTATATGGATCTTTGTATTTTGACGCTACTGCTCCCAGCCGAAAACTGGTAGGGATGGGTCTATGTACCTTTTGTCTTTTATCCAATTTCCGGCCTAAATGCTCGGCTCTCCGCATACGTTCTGCTTCAACAGCATCGAAGGTCTCCTTGTCAATGATCGACGGATAAAAGTCATCTCCGAGGTAGTGCCTGTTCTGCAGCAGCCGCTTGACGCTACCATGGTACATCTCAAGCCCTACAGACCTGGCTGCATCAACGTAGCTCTTACCAAAAAGGTATGCTTCAAATAGCCTGCGGACCTGTGTGGCTTGAGCTTCGTCAATGACTGCCACGCCGTCCACAATCCTGTAGCCGTATGGCAAATGACCCTGTCTCATCTAGAAAACCTCTCTTTCAATTCAAGGCCACATTTCAAATGGAATGTGGCTTCATCTCTTGAATTCACTGTGATGCGGTCGAGAAATTGATCCACCAAAGAACCGTCAAATTCAGTGAGCATCCCACAATTGTTAGTGAACCGCAGCAATTCCCCAAGAGCATCCGTCTTTTTCATATTGCCATTGACATCCTGCACCAGTCGGTCCTTTTCCACGGCAAGACTGTCTGCTTCCATAGCAAGCTCGTTGCACTCCTTCGTGTAAAGTGCAGGTTCAAGGTAACCCTTCGCCATGATCGATGTAAGCGTCTGGCGACGTTCATTATTCTTCTCAAGGCGTGTTTCTATATCATTGATCCTGCGCAGGCTTGTCTTGTGAGTCTCACCCCGGAGAACGTCAAAGAGTGTTTGAAGGACTTCCTTCCGTCCGAATACTAATTTATTCATCACTGTCACGAATGCCCGCTCAATATCTTCCTCCCGGATGCCCTTCATCTGACAATGTTCCTTGTGGTTGATGTGTTCCCGGCAGACCCAGGAAGGATAACGCAGTTTCCCCGTATGATTCATTTTTCTTTTGAACGGTGCCCCACAGTTACCGCAGACGATCTTTCCGGTAAACGGGTACTTGTTCTGGTACTTCTTGTCAGCCTTCTTTATGTTCTTCTCCTTCGCATGCTGTTCGATCAATAAGCCAACCGCATCGAAATCACCACGGCTGATAATCGCCTCGTGGTGTCCTTCCATGTAGAACTGGTCACGTTCGCCGCTGTTCACATGACGTTTGAAGCGGAAATCAGAATAGGTCTTCTGGAACAGGCAGTCCCCAGTGTACTTCTCATTTCTGAGTATCCCGCGGATGGTAGATGCCGTCCATGTCCCATTCCGGCGGGTCGGTACCTGCTTCTCATTCAGGTCCCTGGCTATCGCAGCACTGCCTTTGCCGCACAGAGTCTCGGAAAAGATGTACCGCACCCACTGCGCTTCTTCCTCCCGGATGGTGAATACCCCATCCTTTACACTGTAGCCGTAAGGGGCATACCCAATCTTGAATGTCCCGTTCTCAAACCGATGCCGGATACCCCACTTGTTGTTTTCCGAGATGGATACAGATTCGCTCTCCGCAAGACTGCTCATGATGGATAGCAGCAACTCGCTCTCCATTGAACCTGTGTCCAGGTTCTCCTTTTCGAAGTAGATCGGGATGCCGAGGTTGAGGAGTTTTCGCACCAGTTCCAGGCAGTCGGTCGTATTCCGTGCGAAACGGCTGAGTGACTTGGTGACGATATAGTCGATCCTGCCGTCCTCACAGTCGGCGATCATCTGCATCAATGCCGGCCGCAGTTCCTTCTTTGTGCCAGTAATACCCTCGTCATAATATAGACCCGCGTATTCCCATTCCGGATTTGCACTGATGTAATCTTCATAGTGGCTCTTCTGCGTTTCCAGGCTTACGAGCTGGTCGTCCATCCCTGTGGAGACCCGGCAGTAAGCCGCGACACGTTTTTTCTTCTTTGCCACGAGGGGCTCCGAAGGCTCAATTTTCGTGATTACCTTCATGCCTAAGTCCTCCTTTCGGTACATGACATGTTCCCGTATACCCACGGAAATAGCAACTTATATTCAAAGAATTGCTGCCAGATAAGGCGAGAATAATCGCTTGTTTTCTTCCATAATCTTGTCAAATTCGTCCTTCGTTATAAGCTGTTTTTCAAGCATTCTTTTTGTAATCTTTTCCGCGCGAATATAGTTGAATTCCTTCTGCAGCTGTTCCTGCGAACATCTATGTTCCGAAACAACAATCTCCACCAGAGGGGTGGCAAGCTTTGTCACTTTCATAGTCTCATTCTCCTCTCCAGGGGAACTTTTCCACTCCCCTATCCCCTGCCGGGAAAATAAACCCCTGGTGGCAGCAGAACGAATGGCACAAAAAAAGACCGCCGCGCTGTTCTCAGCACGACGGTCAAAATAACACTGTATTCCGTTTATCTCATTAATGACATATTTCACCTAACGGCTAAGAATGTCTATCCATTTTAAATACTCCGTATTCCAAGCCGTCATCCTACTATACTCAACTGATTGATATGTTGAGGTTTCTATTGCCTTTATAGCACTTGCAGATTCAACATTGGCTACTTTTATTGCTTTAAGTTCACCAATCATTTGTTTGGCCATATCATTTGAACGCGTAATGGCATTATATAACATCTGTTGATTTTGCATGATTTTGTCAAGTTTCTCTGATATTTCATCCAGTTTCGTGATTATTTGACCAAGTCGGCTCATATATTCATAGGTTTCATATGCGCCATGCGGGCCTGTCAGTTGGTTGCACATACCAGTGTCTATATAGCCATATATTGATGAAATGGCAATTAAATTACGATAGTTAGGGTGGATGATATTAAGAGCATAATACTTATTTAAAATTGCATGAGTATCCCTCCTGAGTTTGTCGACAGAATCAAATTGAATCTTAAGTTTACGTTTTTCAACATCGTTCTCATAAAGAATTAATGCGTTTTGCTGTTCTGCAAAAGCATTATTTTTCCTGATCTCATTGTTAAAAGCCTCATTTTCTTTTTTTATTCTTTTATCGCGAACATATGGAAGATAATTAAAATATATCAATGCATAACCGACAATAAATACTACTGTGAGAAAGAGCACATAAAAAAATGTATTAAGCATATCGTCAATTAAATCAAGAATGCCGCCTCCGTTACCTTGTCCATTAATTATCATCTGAAGAAATGCTATCGCGTCTATTCCTACGATAATAATTCCCGTAATACCTAAACACTTATTAAGTATACTAGCATCTTCTGCAGCCCGTTCTTTTTCAATACGATAAAGTTTGGGTTGCTGATTATATTGTCTCCGCATTTCGCCTTGAACCAGCCCCAAGGCGTAAACATTTCTCTCTAGCTCATAAACATTTTTTAGATATTGTTTTAGATTCATTGTTGGACACCCTTTAGTGATCATTATATGAATATAGTGTTTATAATTGTGATATAATTATATCGCATAAGACAACCACTGACAATATGTTTCGATCCAAAAGACCGCCCTTCTAGCAAAAGAAGATACCATAGTTTCAGGTGAGTTTTTCATAATGACAGCTCAGTTTCCATTTCTCCCCAGATATGAGCTCACACTACGGCATCAAACATCCAGGGAGATTATATTTACATCTTCGATTATATCAAGTACAGTTTCCAAACAGCCTGAACCCCACTTTCATCCGTTTTATAAAGCGCACCTTCGTCAGCATTCCTGGTAGTCTCAAAAAAGTACCACTTACCATCGATAAGTTGCCAGCCCGTCAGCATGTAGCCGTTCGAGTCAAAATAATAACGATGTTTCCCGGTGGAGCATTCGAGGTCTTTCCAGCCCGTAGCCCAGGTTCGATCCTGGTATTCATACCACCAGCGCAGACCATCTGCAGCTTTTCGCCATCCTTCCGTTACTACTATCTTATCCGTACCGTAAGCTGGCCTCCCGTACCCGGCAATTCTCGTATAGTTTATCGGATACGATTTCCGGCACACCGCTCCACCATTGGCCACCACAGAAGAACCATCACTGGTATTGCCCTCAATCGTATATACCGTATCATTCGCCACATTCACGACAATCCCGGTATGGTAAATTCTCGTAGAATTCTTGAAGAAAATCTGGTCGCCAATTCTAGGTACGGCATACCAAGCACCGGCTTTCTTGAAGAGATCGGAACTATTCGGTGTGTAATCGTTAAACTGCCCTCCAAGCATCTTCCTGGCGTTGGACACGCCATATGCCTTCTGGAAACACCAATCCACAAAGCAATCACACCAAGCTGCAGGATAATCCATGATAGACGGATACATCTGATGCATCTCGTAATTGTACTTCGTATAATTTGCTTCCCCGGCATTAGCAGTCTTATCGTAAAGATATGCCAGGTTTCCGTTCTTCTTTTCCAGATACCCAATCTCCGACGCGGCCACTGCCAGCACCTTGCTTACTTCAAACCCCATACTCTCCTCCGATCAAAAAAGGCGAGGATTCTTCCCCGCCTTGGCTCACTTGTTGATTTCCCTTGCCGGACCAGAACCACGCCTCTTGTCAGCAGACATAGCACGAAGCTTTTCTGCCTCCGCTGCCTGTGCCGGTCCGAGTGCTGGAAGAATAAGATTAAACTCTTCATCGGTCATCATTTCCAGCTCTTCTTTGGTAAAAGTCTCTGTATCCTGATGCTTTACCTTCTCCTCAAATTCAGATGTTCTCTCTGCCATAATTATTCTCCTTTCACGGCGATACCGCCATCTGCCAGTCCTTCTCCTACACAATATGCAATGACGGCTGCACCAGCCATGATGCAACCGCCAATCTGCTCTGCTTCTTCTGCGCTGTGTCCGGTCGCAATCATGATACCGGTCACCAGTGTAACCACCGCCATCCAGAATTTTCTACTGGTCAGCTTCCGTTTCCAATCAATGCTCATCTCCATGCTCCTCCTCTTCTGGCATCTTCAGAATTTTTTGATACAGTTCCGTAGCTACATCATTCCCGCCCAGACTGTGATATGCCTTGTACACCCGTTTAATACTGTCCTTGGCATAAATTGGGCAATAACCCTTCTCGTGGTACCGGTTAAAATTACAAACGAGGGAATCCCGCAGTAAGGACTGAACCCCCTCTGCTATCGCCTCGTTCTTTTGCTGTTCCTCTTTAAGTTGCTCCCGCATCTCCCTGAACAACCAGCTCAAGATTGCAAGCACTGCCGTAAACAGCCATTCCAACCAGTGTGCTGCAATAAATGTCAAAACATCCATGACCCACCTCCTCCGGATCAAAAAATCCCGGAGCACCTGCACCGGGAAATATATGTATCAATATGCTAAATGCCAATGGGGTGAAAAGTATCACCCGGTCCGAGACCACCTTCACAGTGACCCGAAACGATAATACAACGTTTACATTTGACCAGCAGGATAACAATACGTGGACGGCAAATTCTGCCTCTGCTGCCGGGTACGTTGCAAAAGGTGTAGCAAACAAGGTCTGGAAATGTGATGCCAACGGCGCCCCTGCTTGGAGGGATGATGCTAATACAACTTACGGTCTTGCTTCGACAAGTGCAAATGGTCTTCTCCGTCAGTTGAATGGAAGTACTGCCAATTATCTGCGCGGTGATGGCACTTGGCAGACTCCACCGAATACTACATACGGTTTAGCCAGTACATCTGCTAATGGGTTGCTGCGGCAATTGAATGGAAGCACTTCCAATTATCTGCGTGGTGATGGCACCTGGCAAACTCCACCAAATACAAATACATGGCGCGGAATTCAGAACAATCTGTCATCCACTTCTACAACGGATTCTCTGTCCGCCGCACAGGGAAAGGCTCTCAACGATAACAAAATCGCTAATACCAGTCTTTTCAATATGCGGAACTGGTCTGTTGGTAGCGGTAATGTAGGAGTATTGACAAACGCCAACAGCGGAACTCGTTCAGGATTATATGTCGTACAATCAACAGCTTCAAACTGGCCGACTACTGAATGGGGGATGATGTTGGTTCTCGAAAAGGATGGTGGTGGCTCTGTTACCTCTAATAACTGGATTTATCAGTTCGCCATCATTGGAAAAACAAAGAAAATCTATATGCGTACAGCGATCAATAGTACCAGTTGGTCAGGGTGGACGACTATCATTTAAAGGGGAAAGAACCCGAATTTAGCACATCGAAAGGTGTTTACACATATATTAGTAAAATAAATGATTTTTACACCAAATTGGTGTAAATCAACACAAGAGTGATTATCCAGTGTATA